CCTGACTATGTGGCTGAGAAGCGTCCTTTTATGAGCTTTTCTGCAGCAAGTGTTTCAAAACTTAAAGATGCATTAAAACAATATTTGATTGGAAAGTAAGGATAACTTCTCATGGGGGCCTATTACGGCGCAGAAATCGCAACTGATTTAATCCAAACCCAGATTAAAAATACCATTGTAACTGCTTTGGCAAGTCTAAGAGCTGAGCGAAATGATCCGATAGTAACAACGGAACCTCCCAGGGAATATTTCATCTATCCGACGGCTAATGTATATCGTCCACCCGCTATTTTTACGATCTTTGAACACCAACAAATTAAGAATTTAAAATCCGATGGTAATCATATCAATGCCATTGATTCGATCGTGGTTGCTTGTGTCGTCGAGGATCGTCTAGAGAGACTCTTGACGATCAAAGCTTGGAGATATCAAGCTGCGCTTATGCAATGTTTGCATCTCGTATCTTTGACAAATGCGGATGGTAACGTTAGGTTATTTTCTAAGGTCGAATCATGTGAATTTAGCGCTATCGTCAATCTCAAAGGAAAGAATGCTCAAGATTCGGTCTTTAGAAAAGAAATGGCTCTACGTCTGAGCGTAGATCATATTGAAAATTTAGAGTGAATGAGTAGGTAGGTTCTCTCCAAGGAGGAGTGGAACTTTAAAAATTGAGGAATAGGGAGATTCCAAATGTCGACCAGCTTTTCAACGATTACGCCAGGTAATTTTGAGCTATCACCCTGCCGAGTGACGTATAAAGGCGTCGATCTCGGAGCTACCGATAAAGTCACTGTCAAGATTGAAGAGAAGTTATCTCCTCTCAAAGCAGATCAATTGGGAGATACCATCATCGATAACGTCGTTTCTGGGTTCAAAGTGACTATAGAAACCGCTTTGGATGAGGTTCAGCTGAAAGCGAATTGGAAAGTGGTTTTTCCAGCGCATAAGCTAGTCACTCAAAATGGAAACACCATGATGTATTTTGACTCTCAAGTAGGCCAACATATGGCCGCTTTAGGGGGCCCACTCATTCTTCACCCTCTTTCCAAGACAAACTCAGATAAATCGACTGACTTCTATGTTTACTTGGCAACGGCTATGCCGAGTTCTCAGCTCGATTTTTCATCTACCGAACAACAAAAACTGAAAGTGACATTTGATGTTTACCCAGATTTTACGACTCAGCCTCCACGATTTTGTTTATATGGCGATCCATCTGTCGGTCTTGTCAACGCCTCTGCTGGCGCTGCTACTGCTGGGACTGGCAATGTTGGTGCTGATACTGTAACGGGAATTACCGTGAACAACGGCGCTACGAAGACAGAAACGATTACTTTGCTTTGCGTAACAGCGGGCGCGAGTGGATTATTCAATGTCAATGGGTCTCTTTCCGGACCGCTGGGGTCAGCAACGGTGGGTGTCTCCTTTTCAGCCTTCGGAAACGAAATTGGATTCACGGTGAATGATGCATCTCCTCATGCAGCAGTAGGAGATAGTTACGCAATTTCAACGACAGCCGCAAACTATACGTAGAGGGAAAATGATATTTAAACCTGCAAGAGCACAAGCAGAACCCATTCCACAGATGAAGATTGTCTGTGATTTTGATGCTCTTGTAGGTGAAAAAATCGGCTTTAAGTTTAAAAATAAATATTATTTGATCAATAACGTTTCAGTAGAAAACTACATGCAAATTACTCTTGCATATAGGAATCTTCTAGAAATGGTAACTTCAAGATCACAAGGAGACCCTCTACCTCAGAATGAGGTCTACCATAAATACTATGATCTCATCCATCCTTTGGTTCCAGATTTTGAGTTCGAAGATTTAAAGTCATTACCCTTCTTTTTATTGAATCAACTCATTCAACTCGTCATGCGGCAATTAGCTGGAGATCCTGGACTCTATGATAAGGATGAAAAAAAAAATCCATTGATTCCACCATTGAAATCTCCTTAATTCCAGCGATTGCTTTTGTCTGCTACTTTTATAAATGGGATTATCAACAGACTTTAAAAATGCCCATGAAAGCATTTGGAAAGATGCATAAAGAAGCAACAAAAATGGAAGCTGCTCAATTTAGAGAAACTCTAGATATCTCTATGGCTTCTAAGAGTAGCTTTCAGTACTACAAAGAACTTAGATCACGATATAACGCAATCATTTATCAAGATAAACCGAATCGACTTCCTCCTCAACCTCCTTCGATGCACCTCGATGCCGCCGGTCCAGACGCTCAACTGATTATGAGAAGTGTATTTGGATCTTTCAAAAGGACTTTAGGATATGGCTGATGAAAGTGATAAAGTATCATTTCTTCTCGATTTGGATGTTGCTGAATTTACAGAAAAGGGACTTCAGGCCAAAGGGATTATTGAAAAATTAGGAAGTGAAGAAAGTCTTTCCGGACTCATTGAAGGACTGACAGTAGCCGCCCCCATCTTGGGAGCGTTGGGTGTTTCTGCTTTCGCATTTAAAAAAGCCATTGATTTGACAGTAGAAGGAGAACAGATCGAGCGAGTCAACAATCAATTTGAGTTGTTGTCGCAACAAGCAGGAATTGCTCCAGAGAAACTTAAAGAAGGACTAGAAAAAGCTTCAGGTGGACTCATTAGCACGAATGATCTTTTGAAGATCTCCAATGAGGCCATCGTCAAAATGGGAGGTTCTGCCGATAAGCTTCCTCAAATCCTAGAAATTGCGAGAAAAGCAACTCAGGTTTATGGCGGAGATGCCAAAACCAATTTTGAAGAAATTACTAATGCTATCGCGAATGGAAATACCCGAATGCTCAAGCATTACGGGATTATCATTGATGCAACCAAAGCAGAGAAGGATTTCGCTGATGCGAATGGAACTACCGCAGATCAGCTTTCTCAAGCAGGAAAGCAGCAAGCGATTCTCAATGCTTTCTTAGAAAAAGGGAATGCAGGGTTTAAGGACGTCACTCTCAATGCGAAATCAGCAACTTCAATTCTTCAAAGCTTAAAGACAACGTTTTCTGAAATTGGAGAGACATTTACTCTCGCTTTCGAAAAAACGATTGGTCCTGGAATGAGGAAGTTTTTGGGGACCGTTCAAAATTTAGCAACCCAACTTAAGCTTCATGTTCAAGCATCTATCGGTGATGGAGCTGAAGCCGCTAAGGCAAAGGCCATCTTAGCAGGAAAATCAGTTGATGAACTCACTAAAAAAGAAGAAGTTGCCACAAATAAATCGATTGACAATATTAAAAAGGTTTCTCAGGCATCCATTGTTGATCAAGAAAAACAAAAGAAAAATCAACAAACTTTCCGGCAGGAAATGTCGAAAATCGATCAGCAGTATTTTAAAGAACAACAACAAAGTGTTCAGTCTTTTGCTCAAATCGATCAGCTCGTCAAAAAACAAACAGAAATGGCTGAGAGACAACATATCTCAAATTTGAAAGCCATCCAAAGCAATGCCTCCTTAGATCGAAAACAAAAGAAGCAGCTCGAGGTGATGGAGAATAAACGTTTTAACGAGCAGATGGAGAATGATGAGAAAAATTCTGCAGCATTGAGACTCAAGCTTTTAGATAACTACGCTAAAAATTCAAAAACGATCTTTCAGGGAATTGAGAGAACATTTAAAGCCAATACTCAAAAGATGAAAATGGAGCAGGAAGATTTCGGTAAAAGAGGAACCGAAATGTGGAATTCACTTTCTGTGAATGCTACCTCTGCTTTTGAGTCGATTGGTGCGGGGATGGTTGCACAAAAGGATCTAGGTCAAAACGTTGCCTCTGCATTAGCCGGTTTTTTCTTAGGATTCTTAGGAGACCGAGCCATTGCAGAAGGTACGGTCATGATGTTGTCAGGAATTTGGCCTCCTAATCCATTAGCATTAGGTGGAGGTGCGGCATTAATTGCTCTCGGTGGGGCCCTTAAAGCAGCTGGGAGCGCGGCGGGAGGTGCATCTACTCCCTCAACTGTTGCTACCGCTCCTTCTCCCCAAGCAATCGCTTCTGGTTCGGCTGCGCCTATAGCCCCCATATCTTCAGCATCTACGGATACTTCTCAGGCCACACCTCAAGCAACTGCGAGCATGGATCAACAGCAGGCTCCTCAAAGAATTGTAACCGTGAATATTTCAGGAAACTATTTAGAAACGGATTCCACAAAACGGATGTTGATGGATCTCATGAGGCAAGAATCAGATGCAACTGGATTCAACTACAATCAGATTGGGGCGTAAATGGCTTTAGCATCTAAAAGTTTATTTACGTATGGAATTCAGGTGACAGCCCTGAATAATAAAATCGATTTCAAAGCGGCAAGTGGTGGTCTTACATTGACCGCAACTCTTAATTTAGGATTTTATTCCCCAGCAAGTTTAGCTCAAGAAATTGCTTTTGAAATGCAAAGTGTAGACACACTCGGGAATATTTACTCAGTGAGTGTAAATAGAACAGTAATGGGCGGAACACAGAATAGAGTGATCATCTCAACGAATGGAACATTTTTAAGTCTTCTATTTGGAACAGGTCCTAATTTCAATATTAGCGCTTCTGCAATTATGGGCTTTAACCCATCTGATTATACAGGATCAACAACCTACATTGGTTTATTTACAACTGGATCAACATTAATTCCTGAATTCATCGGATACAATTATCTGGATAATACAAATCAATCTAAAATTTTTGGAGCAGTGAATGTTTCAGCTTCAGGACTCAAAGAAGCAGTCACATTTAATACACAATTTTTCGTGAATGTTGAATATAAGTACGAGCCAAAGGCAAATCTTGCTGCTTGGAAAAGTTTTTTCTTATGGTCTATTCAACAGAGACCTTTTGATTTTACGCCAGAGATTGCTAATCCAACGAATGTATTGACGGTTACTTTGGATTCTACTCAATATGAAGATCAGGGATTAGGATATCAAATGAGCGAAATGCTCGCATCTCAGATGCCCAATTTTTACGAGACGGGTCCTTTAAAATTTAGGTTGATTGTCAATTTAACGAGTTTTAGCGGGGGGTGATTTAAAATGGGTGTCCTAGATGGTCAAGCAGTCTCAGCATCAGTCACGAATCCTGCTTTTATTAACAAGAATCAAGATGATGTCATGCCGAATAAATTGGGATTCAATAGATCCCTTTCGGGAACATCCATTGCAGATATTCAAGTAGCAGTAAACAAATTATATACCGCTTCAGGGGCTTCTGAAACTCAAACTGGAACTGTGTATAATGCAACTGCCAATACCATTAATGATGGAGATTCTTATCAAACTGCTTTAACTAAATTAGCAGATAAATTTGATCCGGCAACAGGTCATTTTCATACAGGCGCAGCGGGCGATGGACCTATTTTGGATGTGGTTCTCACACTTGCAGTTACAGGAAATATGCCTCTGACTGGAAATCTTGTTTTTATTCCTGGAAATGGAATTTCCATGGTTCAAACAGGAAATGACATCATTATTGCTGCAACAGGTGCGAGCGTAGGTGGCGGTGGAGGCGGTGGATCTCTTCAATGGATTGAGAATGCGAATTCTCCTACTCCTATTTTCGAGGACAATATTGAAGTCTATGGATTTGATTTAGGCTTAGGGCAATCGCTCTATACCAATGTTAAGGTTCCAAATACCTATATTGCAGGAATGCCGATTCGAATGAGAACAGAATGCTACTCTTCTGCTGCTAGCGGCTCTCTCTTATTTCAAACGGTTACCACATTAATTCGCACTGGAATCGATGCGATCTCGAGTACAACCAATCAACATACTTCTACAAATTCAGCCCTAACTTTAGGGGCTGGCACCGTGAATATTCCACAATCTGTAATAGCTGATCTTTCAGACGGATCTGGGCAGATCAATGGTGTAAGTGTCCAATCAGATGATACTCTTATCGTCAAATTAACTCGAGGGACAGATACTTCTACCGCTCGAGCAAGACATATGAGTTTTGCAAGTGAGGTAACCTTCTCATGAGTATTACGAATCGAGATAAAGCAGAATTAGGAGTAGAGCAGAATTTCTTAATTAATGGAGGAGGAGAAAGCGGTACGGCAGGATGGAGCACCTTTGTTACTACATTCACGGGAGGATTACCTACTACAATTACCCCCATTACTGGAACTAGCATTATCAGTATTACTTCTACTACCACAAATCCTTTGTCTGGAAATGAAAGTCTGGTGATGAATATTAATGCCTACCTAGGCTCACACGGATATGGTGTCATTTCTGATCCCATCACTTTAACTGATGCTTATCTTGCAAAAGTGATCTCTGTGCAATTTGATTACAATTTTATTACAAATCCTCAAAATGTGGACGTGAGTGGAACTTCTACGCAAACAGTTGAAGTTTGGTTTTATAATGTTGGTTTAGGGACCTGGTATCAACCTGCTGGTTTCAGGTCAATCAATACTAAAGGAGTAACTGGGGCGCTTGTACCGGGTAGAACTCCATCAATTACTTTTCAATCAGATGTTTCAAATGCATCAAATAAAAACCAATATAGGGTTGCGATTGTTCTTCGAAATGATCCTGCAGGCAATTTCAGCATGTCATTTGACAACTTTACCTTTGGAAGACCGACTAGAAATAGTGGGCCTGCTGTGACAGATTGGCAAGATTATACTCCGATCTGGACATCGACTGCTACGCCACCTTCCATAGGAAACGGGACCCTGATAGGACAATGGAGAAGAGTCGGAGATAGTATTGAACTTAGAACAGCAGTAATTTCTGGTACGACAACTACCTATGGTTCAGGTTCAGGGAAATATCTTTTTTCTCTCCCTTCAGGGATAAGCATAGATACAAATAAAATTGCCAATGCAGCAACAGCTGCTAGACCTACTTATGGCACTGGATTTTCACTTAAACTGGGAGGTGGGAATGCTTGGTATAATTATACAGTTGCCTATGAAACAACTACTCAATTCTCGTTAAGCCTCACTAATGCAGATAATGCAGGAACGCAATCTGCTGGGGATTCTAATCCTGTAGCTCCTAGCGCTTCTACTGCAAATCAAGAATGGCGTGCTCATGCTACTTTCCCAGTTTCAGGTTGGTCTTCTGATTTACAATTGAGTAATGATACCGATACAAGAGTAGTGGCCGCTCAAGTAGGTTTATCGGCAAACGTAACTCCCAGTGCAAATACACCTATAATATTTGATGCCATTATTTCAGATACTCATTCTGCCTATTCTATAAGCACAGGATTATATACTGTTCCAGTCAGCGGTTATTATCAAATAGATTTTGTGGGATTACTTTCTTCAGGTAGTGGAGATGGACCTACAACAAGAATGAATGGTGTAGCATTAACTGCTCTATGTTCGGTAACAACAGGAACATATGGAGCAGGTTCATTTGTTCTTAAAGTGAATGCAGGGGATACAATTGGTATTTATGCTAACAATGGAGGAAACACCTATTTAGGTAATGCAGCTCCTTATAATACTGCATTTTCAATTAATAGACTTTCCGGTCCATCTGTGATTGCTGCAAATGAAACTGTAGCAGCAAAATATACAGCTACAGCAGGCGCAGCGATTAATAACGGAACCCCAAATATCTATGATACAAAGCTTGTGGACACACATAACCAATTCAACACTTCCACGGGAAATTATACCGTCCCAGTATCTGGGATATATGAAGTATTTGGAAGAATATACAGTAGTACTGCAATAGCAAGTTATATTCTTTTGAATGGTTCTATTTATAGTCAAGGCGATGCTGCTACTGCAGGAGCCCCAGGAACTATTTCTGATATTATTCCTTGCATAGCAGGAGATATTTTGGCGTTATCGTCTAATTCATCGACTACTGCATTAGGACCGAATTACCTCAATAGTATTTCTATTATCCGAGTAGGGAATTAAATGGCAAATTTTGGGAATTATCCTCCAAATTATCTTCTCTTTAATCAACAACTTTCAAAGTCTCTTTCTATTGTGATGAAGATTGAGGGAATTCCTCTCATTTTCGGAAGTTCAGATACTTTTCAAACCGTGAGATACGGAGATCCTGGAATTGTGTACGGAACTCCTGGATTAGTTTATGGAGGGCTTAGACGCATCGGTGGTCCTAACGGAACTGGAGGAGTACAACCTTGGATTGTTCTAGACTCTGGAATGATCATTCAACAAAGAATTGAACCTGAACAAGGCAAAGGAAACATAGGGACGTTGAACATGACCTTAATTGATTATCAAGGTCAGGTCTCTAATTTCATTACTCCTGGGAATGTTGTTGACGAGATCATGTGTAGTAAGCAAGTAACCATTTTCCTGGGATTTCAACAAAGCTCTTATCCTGAGGATTATTTAATTATCTATAGAGGGTATATTACTTCTTTGGATTGTCCGCCCGCCATTGTTAGATTTCAAATTTCAGATGGAACTATGAAGTCGAGACAACCTATATGTGACACTCCTAGTACAAATACAACTACACCGATCGATTCAGTACAAACTACTATCCCTGTATTAGCAACAGGAGGATTTTATTCTCAGATACTGGGGCCTGATGGAACCTATGCAAGCACAGTTCATACCTTCATAAAAATTGATGATGAATATATGGCGTATGGCCCTTCAGGAATTACAGGTCCAACCAGTTTTTCAGTCACACGAGGGTCTTTGGGAAGTCTTGCATCAACTCATGATGAGGACACTCAAGTGACCAATGTAATCCAATTTGGACTTGATGCTCCAGGCCAAGGGGTTAATTTCATCACTTTAGCGCTTCAGATTCTTCTATCGGGATGGAATGGTCCTTGTGAAACCGATATTGCTCTCGCGTCGCTAGGATTTGCAGGAGTCACAAATCCTAATTCATTTGTTTTATCGTCCGACGATGCTCAGCTCGATTTAGGGTTGACCGTAGGAGACTACTTTTCAATTTCTGGAGCATCCAATCTCTCAAATAATGTCAATGGAGTGATTACCGGACTCACGACTCTTCCGGGCGGTGTCAGTCCTTTCACTGTAGTGATTGAGACCGATCAAACCTTTATCGTAGAAAATCCTACAACAGCAACAGCTTCTTTTAGATCTAAGTATGATGTTCTTCCCGTAGCAGCGGGTTCTCAATGTCGAATGAGAGATGTAGATGTAGAAACGATGGAATTTGTAAAACAATCTTATTTTAACTCTACCTCCAATGTAGCTATGTTTTATGACTCTCCACTTTTTGCGAAAGATACAGTCGCTCAAGATTTGTTTCTTCCCTTTGGATGTTATCAAATCAGTCGATTTGGAAGAATTTCTATTTCCGTAACTAAACCTCCTCTTCCGGGAATTGGTAATTTAATTCAGCTTGATTGGACCAATGTCATTGATCCAGATAAAATTTTAGTTACAAGAGCAACTAATAACCGAACGTTTTACAATCAAATTTCATATGAATATGATTTCGATCCTAATTCAGGAGATTTTGGGTCCATTCAATATTTCGTAGATACAAATTCTCTCAATCTATTTAATCAGACGCTCTCACTTCCGATCCAGGCGAAAGCACTTAAGACCAACTTAGATGGTGGGATTATAGCGGCAAGCCGTGGGGCGGCTTTACTCAATCGTTATAAAAATGTGGCCATCATTATAGAGTTGACTGTAAATTGGAGCGTTGGCTCTTTGATTGAGGTTTCTGATGTTGCATTGCTGGTTGATAATGGAACTCTCAAAATCATGAATTTTGAGACAGGTCAAAGAAATTTAGGGTCACAACTCTTTGAAGTGATCGATAGAACATTCAATGTCACAAAAGGCAATGTAAAACTCAAGCTGCTTTCGGGATTGGGATTCAGTGCAAATTCTCGGTTTGGATTAGTTTCTCCATCTACGATCTTAGGGATGGGAACTACGTCAACCTCCTTAAAATTAACACCATCCTATGGACAGACGACAATAAGCGGAGAAATCTCTAAATGGAGTCCTTTTTTTGGATTCGGTCTCGGTATAGTCGTTCATAGCCGGGATTACTCTTTTTATGAAACTGGAACTTTAATAGGCATAGATCCAAGCGACGTGACTTCTTTACAAGTCACTGGATTAGGATCTACACCCTCTCCAGGAATGATTGTAGAGATAGCGACCTACCCTTTAGATACAAATCCGCACACTTTTTCTCAATATAAAGCTCTCTATTGTTACATTACTCCAACAGTTGCTATTGTAAGTGGTATCTCATCCACTCAATTTACAGTGTCACCTTCTGATATTTCCAAATTTATACAAGGAAATCTTCTCATTACCCGAAAAAACGACTGGACGAATTACTCGCCTGAGGTCACTATTTCGGTGGTAGATAGTGGGACTAATACAATCACTGTATCTAAATCATTGGGATACACTCCCGATAATACCTACCTTGTTGAAGGATTAGGGTTTCCTGATGGAACTGGGTATTATCGATATGATTAATGGGGGAACTCTTTTTTATGGCAGTCGTACCAGGTGCTTTTGATCCGGTTCAACAACCTTCGGTTCAATTTAATAACCCTGTTTCTGAATCCTCTTTGGATGGGATTGCAGCTTCAGTGAATGGTCTTTTGGGGATCATACTGCCGGTAGGTAGTCTGATTCATTCGATGTTAGACCCAACAACATTTACAAGTCAGCTTCCAGCTGTTTTATTGGGGTCAACTTGGGTTTTAGCGGATGGCCGGAATGTATCGGGTTCCGCGTATGCTAACGTAACCGGACATAGTACAGTCCCTGATTTTAGAGGGGGATTCCTTCGAGGAAAAAATAATGGAAGATCAGATGGACAAGCAGATCCTCATGGAGACCTAGCTCTCGGAACTTATGAGGGTGATCAATTCAGTAGCCATAACCATCATTTTTCTGATCCTGGTCATACCCATACCACTAGCTATTTAGGGACTGGATTAAGTCCTAAATTGAGAAATTCTGCTTACGGCGCTGGAAGCGACATTTCTGGAACAGATGCAACTGGAAGCAATCTCGTTGTTGCTGATTCAGGTCCTTCTAATGTTGTCGTTGCTTTTCAAGGGGGCGCTGAGAATAATCCTAAGAGTTATGTAGTAAATATTTATATAAGGATTAATTGATGATTGACTCTAAAATAGAATCCCTCATTCAAATGTCATCAAAGCTTTATCAAGTAGAATCAACCTGGATGAAAGCGATTATTACTACAGAAACTAACTGGAATTCATATGCTGTTAGATATGAAGTGAATTATTCCTATTTATTTAATCCTGAAAAATTCACTAAATCTGGATTGATCTCTATGAGCACTGAAATAGCAACTCAAAAAATGTCATGGGGTCTCGCTCAAATTATGGGAGCGCTAGCTCGAGAACAAGGTCATGAGGGATTTTTGTCAGAATTGATTAAACCTGAAGTGAATCTGAAACACCTAGCAATCAGGTTAAGTTTTTTGAAAAAGCATTATTCAGATCAACCTTCCGACATTTTTAGTATGTATAATGGTGGACCAGGTTCTATCCATAAAGTCAATGGTTCGTATGTGAATCAATCCTATGTAAATAAAGTAAAATCGAATCTTCTTGATTTGCAAAATAAATCATAAGAGTTCAAACTGAATATTAGGGGGTAATATTTATGATTAGCTGGCTTTCGTCAAATTGGTCGGGTGTACTTTCCATTGTAACTGCAGTTTTGGCAGTAGGCGTAATGATTGCGAATCTTTTGCACGCAAGTAATGTAGCGTCAAAGCTTCAATCCATCGAAGATGGAATCAATAATTTTGTAAAAAGTCTTCAGAATAAATCATGATTGTAGCTATTTTTAATGCAATCGCAGCAATTCCTGCTCTTTTGAATGCGTTGAAAAGCTTGATTCAATTCATTAGTGATCAGGTCAATGCTGCCGAAAACAGAAAAATCATTGCTGACTTAGCTAAAGCTTCACAAGTATCAAAACAGACAAAAGATACGAGTGGGATAGAGAACATTTTTGATCCTGGGAAGAAAAAATGATCGATCCATTTGAAGAGCAGAGATTAAGTACGGCTTTCGGATGCTTTTTTTTAGGTATCACCATTATTTTGTTGATTTTAACCCAAGGATGCTCCAGTAACATACCCGCAATCGATGTTACCTTGTGGGCGGGAAACTCTACCCAGGAATCCATATCCCGCTCACAATCCAATCAAAATCTTCTCTGTAAAGATCCTGACTTCGATAATTATGTCTGCATGACCTATTCAGATCTTAAAAAGATGTATGAAACCATGCTCAAATGTAAGCAGTGGAACGTGAACACGATGACTCCAGAAGAAGAGTTCCTTTTGGTGAAAAAAAACAGAGAGGTCATTCGCCATGTCCTACCAAGACGAGAAATTAAAAAATTGGAATCCCTTCTCAATTGATCAATGGGTTGCATGGCTTGGGGCGACCATGGTCGGAGTAGCTGGAATCACTGTATTCTTCTACGTGAACTTTGAAACCAAAGATGCATTTGCTGAATACAAATCCGAGCAAATCCGAATCCAGGATGAACTTTTTAAAAGACTCGACCGAATCGAAGACAAGATCGATCGTCTTAGTAAATGATGAACTGAGATGGAGAATTTCCAGTAGAGAAGCCAATCTTGGTGTCTGTTCCTCCTGATATCAGTTCAATATTATTCGTTCCTTGAATATTATAGGTGAAGTTACTTCCAACAATAGGATTGATGGGATAAACTTGATAGTTCATGGAATTATAATAATCTCCTTGATAGCTCAGAGTTCCAGTTGAAGCATTGTAGTTCCATATTTTCCCGAAATTGAATCCTACTTTGAAGTAAATTTGATTCGTTCCATTCCATTGATAGCCTTGATATTCGTCTCCCATATCTTGGCTATAGACAAATGTAAGAAGTCCGGTGGAGGAATTGATCGAGTAGACATCGATATAAGTAGAATTTTTGTTGATACAAAAAAGGAATTTCTTAGATGCATCTATCAAGAGAATATAGGGTTGCGAGTGAGTGGTGATTCTATTGTTAACTCCGATATCCCAGAGATAACCATTGGAAGGATCAATTCCAAATTGAGTGAGAGTATCATCACCTTGGTTAGCGACATACATGAATCTCGAAAAGGAACTAGGTTCTACAGCAGCAGCAGGTTTATTTGAACTCGAAGTTGTTGATGATGTTGTACTTTGTGAAGATTGTGAATTTTGAGTTGGAGCATTGATCTGTGTTGTAGGGTTACAAGAACAAAGACTTAAAAGAATTAAACAACTGACGTACCTCATAAAATCCTCTCTTTCTATACTTTAATAATATACTATTTAAGTATAGATTGTAAGTGTGTCAGAGAGGACATGTGTCAAATCGTTTGTACCAGGTCATGACTTGTTCTAAGCAACAAGCCACAAGTGTGAGGCCCCCTGACCTTTGGACTTTGGCTAAAAAGGCCATTTGAAGCTGATCTCTTAAGGTCGGGGTATTCATGAATCTGGCGTAACCTCGAGATGATTTAACCTCAATCGCAAAGAATCGACCTTTCATAGAACCGACGATGTCCGAGGTCCCTGGGATGATGAATTGATTCTTGTTCTTTCTGAAGACCTTTTTGATCGGATCGAATACCCCGACCGTATTTATTTTAAAAGCGAACGTCTGTTGTTGAAGATTCAACCACGTAAGGATTTGAGTTTCGATTTGCTTTTCTTCCATGAAGCTATATTAACTGAAATGATTTATTTACAATGACAATTTCTTTTCCTTCTCCTGCTCATCTAGAAAATGACATATCACTGCTGTCAGGAACTCGGGCCATTTGAGTTGCTGCTTTTCCATAAAGCTTTTGGCCCGGTAAAAAACATCGGTCGGAATCCTGCCTTGGATAAAGACGTATTTTTTAGAATGAAAAGAAATTTTTGTCATTTTATACTCCTTTAGTCGTCGTCATAAATCACCCGTTCTTTTCCGATATTCTTCTATCGCTTTATAAAAGAACTCAAAAGCATTCCGATCTTCGATAGAATCAAAGGTACCATTCACAATTTCATCCATACAAAACAACTGAAATTGATGGATCAGATCACTCACAAATCGTGCGTGCTGATACCTTTTATTTATTCTTTCCATAAGCTCTTCCATGTTTTTATTTTTATCTTCCATAATTATTATCGCTTTTCAAGACTTGAATTGCGTTTACGATGAGATGAGCATACTCTCTCATTTGCTGTGCTTCTTCTATTTCCCCTGCTTTTTCAAGAATGCGAGCCATCCTTAAATAAAGCTGACTTATTTCAAGCATGACACCAATCATATTCCACCTCTTGAATATAAAGTTAATGCAATCAGATTTGATTGTATAGATGTGTCATTTGTGAACGGGGGCATCCCCTCTTTTATCTACGCATAAACAATAAATGAAAATGACTATTCCAATGATTAACGCTGTCGACTGATCGGGTTTTAAATCACGATATTCAGACTTATCAAGACAGGATAAGATTCGCATGCGGCCAGCTACCTACCCCCTAGGGACTCGGAATTCTTTCAATGGCGGGGCAAGAGCAAAAAAATAAAGTGTTGACAACAATTTAAGATATCTTAAGTAGTTGCCCTATTCATTTAAGGTATTAGAGGATGCCGATTTATCTGTCTCCCGTCCAAATGCGGGTCTAATTTTTTCTCTTGATATCAATTCAGAAACTTGATGTATCCCCCCTGCTTGGATGACATGTTCATGTCGCATTGGGGGTCCGTTCTCCTGCCGGCCCAGTCGGCTACAGGTTGGTTCATGTCATCGTTAATCATAGCGAAGAGAGCATGGATAAGTTCCCGATGAAGTTTCCATGCTCTCTTCATCCTAGATTTCCTAGAATTTCTAGATTTCCTAGATTCAAGTACAGCCGACAGATTATTGTCGCCCGAATACCCGCTCTAGATCTGCTTTTTCAGTATATTTTAAGGTGATTTTGTTTTAGAAAAGCCTCAGGGAAGGCCCTTTTCACAAAACCTTCCCTGAACAAGAACATTAGGAGTCGGTATGTATCGTAGTCTTATCCTCTTGACAAGAGTTTCAGTTTATAAATCTAATCAATTGTAATGGGAGAAAGATATAGCTTTTGCTGCGAGCAAGAGGAATGTCTCTTCTGTGGGGGTACAGGCTTTTCAGGGGATGCCTATCCTTTTTCTAACAGCAATATCAGACCCAGATCGAAAACCTATACGGGTGATGGCTTCTCGATGGATCGAGCGGTTTTCGCCATGAACACATATATAAACAAACAAAGAGAGAAACGTATGAGTGAGTTGGTAGTTCAAGAAAAGAAACAAATGACCTTAGCTGAAAAGTTCAATTATACAGAAAAACAAATGCATCTCATTCGAACTAAAGTTTGCAAGAATGCATCCGACGAAGAACTTGAACATTTCTTTTATAAGTGTACTGCATTAAAACTAGACCCTCTTATGGGACAAATCTATTTCGTTAAATTTGGCAATAGCCCTGGGACAATCATCATTGGGATTGATGGCTATCGCATGCGTGCGCAAGCCACAGGGAAACTCAATGGTATCAAGCGAGGAGTCATTCGAGATAGTAAAACTGGGAAATGCACAGGCGCTTGGGCGGATGTTTACCGTAAAGACTGGGAACATCCCATTCATGAAGAAGTCCCTCTAGAAGAATACATGTGTGAGAAACCGAACTGGAAAAAAATGCCTGAGACGATGATTAAAAAAGTAGCTGAAGCTGCGGCTCTTCGAATGGCATTCCCCGATGCTTACAATGGAATTTACGTTCAAGAGGAAATGGACCGAACTATTAAAGATGTTCCAAGTGAAGTAGTCAAAGATGAAAGAAAACCTTCAGATGCCCAATTGAAGCGTCTTTTTGCAATTAAGAAAACTCATGAATACTCTGATAATGAACTTAGATCTTATATGCAAACTGAGTTCAGTAAGAACTCCACACGTGATCTCACTCTCATTGAATATGACAAGCTTTGTTCGGCAATGGAATCAGGTGAATTAAGAATAGGAAAAGAGGAAGAGAAAAAACCTGAAGAGCCTGAAACTGAACCGAGTGACTCAAATGAAGATCTAGAAGAAGAAGTAGGGGCGAGTAGCGATGTCCCTTGGGCAAAGTATCGAGATGTAAAATGAATAAAGAAAAAGAATTAATTATTAAGATGTTAGATGCATTAAAAGAGGCCGAGCTAGTGATTAAGAGTGCGAGTGAAGGGTGTTGCCTTGTATCCGTTTTACAATCGATTCAAGCAGCAGAAAAATACTTGGAAACCTCACCTGAAGAATTAGAGCAATTTTGTTGCCGGTGTTCTGTGCTAAAGCTAGACCCTCTTATGCCAATCGTAAATTAGTGTTATTCTTGTATTATAATACAAGGATTTTTATCTCGGCAAGACACCAACACAGGCTAGACACCGAGATAAAAACTGTGGCCCGACCGATAAGGAAGGACACTCACAAAAAGGCGCGAGTCCATGGTCATAACTGACTGTACTCGCGCTGATTTTAAAATAAGGAGCGGGAGGCCGGAATCGAACCGCGCATCCAAATCTCACAACCTAGGAAGTTTTATAGTGAGTTTGCTCTGGCCATTAAGCTACTCCCGCTCGTTTCATTCTAATGATTATTGTTGATTTTTACAAAACTCCCACTTAGCCTCCTAGATCAAGGGGGTAGAGTGGTTAATCTCGATCTTATGGAGTTAGAAGCACTTCTTCCAAAGCTTCAAACACAGTATCAAAACGATCCACCTTTCCCGCATATTGTCTTAGACAATTTCCTTCCATTCTATGACCTTTTAGAGGTGGCGATGGCTTTCCCGGACCCTCATCAAGGCAATTGGTGGAAGTATGAAAATGTCTTAGAAAAGAAACTCGCTAGAAATGATGTCCACAATTTCCCCAAAAGTATTCAATGGCTGATTTATCAACTTCAATCCAATTACTTCGTTTCGTTCCTAGAGCGACTTACTGGAATTGATGGACTCATTGTCGATCACACGTTGAATGGTGGGGGATTGCATCAAATCTTAAGAGGAGGGAAGCTCGACGTTCACGCTGATTATAATTACCATCCCATTACAAAATTGGACAGAAGGCTGAACGTACTCCTGTACCTCAATCAAGATTGGAACCCTGAATGGAAAGGTCATCTTGAACTTTGGAACAAAGACATGACCTACCGGATTCAATCCATTGCTCCGATCTTTAACAGAATGGTGATCTTTAATGTGACAGACAATTCTTTCCATGGGCATCCGGACCCATTGGAATGTCCATATGAGGTTTCAAGAAAATCCATTGCTCTTTACTATTATACAAATGGCCGTCCGCATTATGAAAAGAGCATTCCCCATTCCACGATCTTTAAACGAAGGCCACAAGATCCATTCAACCTAGAAGAAGAGGAACTCAGACAAAAAAGGGCAGTGAGGAGAATATAATGCTTTTAACAAAAATCGTACGCTTAGAGATCAAGAAACAACTCGAGGAAATCAATTTAAGTCAGCAAGTCCAAGATAACCAAGCTGAATGGAAAAAACACTCTAAAGCAATTCAAGATCATTCGATTCAAATCGAGCGCTATCTCGCCGCTGTTGAAGGCATTTTGCGTGAGCTTATCGATGTTGTGAGGAAGAAATGAAAAAAATCTTTGTCAATACACCCTACTCATCCGATGCGAACTCATTCTGGCGATGCATGGGGCCTCTATCCTACATGGCCAAACAATCGGAAGGTGAAATCCAAGTTGATTTACCGATCGATGGGACTAAAATTTATTGGGATAGGCTGGATAAGTATGATTTGATCTTCATGCATCGACCTTGCAGTGATCAAGATCTTCTTCTTCTTCAGATGGCCAGGCTTCAAAATATCCCTGTTTGGTCAGACTATGATGACTGGCTCTTTCATTTACCGCCATGGAACCCTCATCGAGGGAGCTATCATGATCCGAACAGACAACAGATTATTGCAGCTTGTATCGCCTGCTCAGATATAGTCACTGTAACAACAGGAGCATTGGTAGAATCATTGAGTAGGCTGAATCCTCGAGTGTTGATTGTTCCTAATGCTTATCGGTCCGATCTCTTCCCTTATTCAAAAACTCTTCCTGAACGAAAATCGATTTATGTTTGGAGGGGAACCAATACCCATGAAGGTGATGTGCTTCCTTTGTCTTTTGCTTTTAAGTCTCTGAGTCGGCCGGTTCATTTTCTAGGAGGACCCCCTTATTCTTTAACTTCCCAAATGAAAGAAGGTCAGTATCAAATCGTTCCCCCCGTTAATCCAATTCTTTATTGGAAGAACATTCACGAGATGGCGCCAAAAGTTTGGCTATGCCCTTTGAACGACCACTACTTCAATCATTGTAAATCCAATATCTCCTGGATTGAGGCAATGCATGCAGGCGCTGTCTGTGTGGCCCCTGATCTCCCTGAGTGGAAACATTCAGGTATCGCAACCTATGAAGTCGATAATGCAAAATCCTTCTTTGATACTTGTGAACAAGTTATGGCAATGCCAGAGAATCAGATTAAAAAATATGTTGAAGACGGCCGAGAAGAGATTCAAGCAAAATATGATATAAAAGTAGTCAATCAAATAAGAACGACTATTTTTGAATCTATCTTCCATCCCTCTTTTGAGAGAAATAAAAAAGATCCTTTTAATCAATTGACAGGAATGTGGCATCTTTCACAACTGAAAAAAGGATTAGAAGATGACCACAAAAGAATGGAAACTCAAGAACCGGGACAAAGTGCTTGAATACGGAAGAAAATACCGTGAAACTCATAAAGAGAGACTCAAAAAAGAAAAACGTCTCTACTACGAAGCCAACAAGGAAAAGTGGGAGAAGTATAATGCCAAAAGGAAAGGAATGCTCTCGATGCCATAAAATTAAGATTGTATCTGAGTTCTACGAGAACAAGTCCTTCACAAATAAATTAGGTAAATTTGGACTTAGGTCGGCATGTAAGGAATGTACTATAATAAAAAATACACCATTATCTATAGAATGGCGTTTAAATAATACAGAAAAAAGCAATTCAGCAAAGAGAGAATGGCAAAGAAAAAATAAACATAAACATAACAATAAACGTTGTAGAAAAGGTAAAAATAATTGTCCGCTCTATCAAAAAGGAATTTGATGGATGAAAGAAAAAAGCAATGTGTTTGATCCAACTATTTATGATTCATGCATGACTGAATCATGCACGAATAAAACACAACATAAATCCGGATTTTGTGAGAAATGCAGAACAAAAGAATGCGTGAGTTGCAAACGAATGCTGACTCTCTCTAATCCATATTATGAAAAAAAGCCTCAATGCGGAAATTGTAAGTCTAAGGGTAGGCGTCTACAGTAGTCAGGTTTTACATGGAAACTCCTAAGAAAAGACAAAAATATGGAGGAAGGAAGAAGGGGACTCCGAATAAGAAAACTCTTCTTTTGCAAGATCAACTCGAAGAAAAAGGCCTCGATCCAGTTGCAGGCCTCAAGGCTTGTTTAGAAGAATTGGAAGCTATCGTTGCTTATGGAGCGGAAGACCAAATTAATCTCGTGAATTCAAAAGCAAGAATCTACATCGAGATTCTCCAGTACATTTATCCAAAACGAAAAGCTGTTGAATATGCAGTTCAAGAAGAATCTCCACCTCAAGTAATTGAGGTACAATGGGCAGATGAGGTCAAGGATGATTCAACAAATCAACAATCAGATTAGGAAACCGGAACTAAAGACCGACAATATACTTCATGTGGTCGGAGCGATCTCCAATCATGTGAGATATCACTCGAGATACAGACTGTATCGAGAATGGCTAAAGGCTTTGGAAGCAACCCCAAACGTCATTGTCTATACAGTGGAAGCTGCTTTTAATGATAGACATCACGAGGTCACCTACGCGGAAAATCCCCGGAACCTCCAAGTTAGGACTCACTCTCCCATTTGGATTAAAGAGAATTTAATTAATCTGGGAGTCAAACATCTTCTTCCTAAAGATTGGAAATACCTCTGTTGGTCCGATTGTGATGTCTTTTGGAGAGACGCGAACTGGGCGCAAGAGGCATTGCATCAACTTCAACATTATTCCGTGATTCAGCCTTGGCAAGATTGCTTAGATCTGGGCCCACAAGGAACTGTTTTAGAGAAGCACACAAGCTTTGGTTCTCTGATTGCGAGAGGGATTAGAAGACAAAAAAGACCGAATGAGGCTTATGTTTTTGGGCATCCCGGATTTGCATGGGCCTGCACTCGCGGCGCTTATGAAGCTTTTCGCGGATTAGAAGATGGATCAATTTTAGGTTCTGGAGATCATCATATGGCCGCTGGCCTGGTGAATGAGGTTCAAACTTCTATTCACGATAAGACGAGCGAAGGTTTTAAGAAAAGACTATGCGAATGGCAGAAGAGAGCTTATCGGTATACGAACGGCATTATAGGTTATGTTCCTACACTCATTGAGCATCGATTCCACGGAGCTAAAAAGCGACGATATTATAGGGAACGTTGGCAAATCTTGGTGGATCATGGTTTTGATCCTTTAGAAGATCTCACTTATGATGAGCAAGGAGTCATTCAACTCATTGGAAAACCTAAACTCCTTCATGAGATCCATCGATACAATCTATCCAGACAAGAAGACAGTATTGATGAAGTATGATTCTGCATATGCGTCGGAGGACGCCTCCTCAGAAACGCATCAGTCAAAGTAAAGCCCGATTTAATATTGCTTGTTGGGGTCGTCAATCTGGAAAGACGACTTACGGAATCGACAAGATGATTTACAAACCCTTACAGGGAAGACCTCATGGACTTTATTGGTACATACTGCAAACTTATTCAGCAGCGACGATCGCCTTTCGAAGACATTTCAATATGCTTCGAGAAACCCGATTACTTGCGGGGATGAATAAAACTGAGCGATCCATTCAACTCATGAATGGGTCCACGATCTTTTTTAAGTCCGGAAAGAATTTTGAGGACCTTCGAGCAGAGACTTTAGATGGTGCGATCATTGATGAGATGAGACAACAGCCTAAGGATCTCTGGCCTATGATCATTCGGCCCATGCTTTCTAAACGCAAAGGATGGTGTGATTTTCTCTCTACATCGAACGGCTTTGACCATTTCAAGGATCTCTATGATTTCGCGCTATCTCATCCAGATGAGTGGTCGGTATTTCACGCACCAAGTACAGAAGCTCCGTGGTGGACTCAAGAAGAAATCGAGAGTGCTCGGGCAACCATGTCAGAGGATGTATTTGCTCAAGAAATTCTTGCAGAGTTTCGTGAGATCGGTGCAGGCAAGGCTTACAAGAATCACGGCATTCATAACCAGCGAGTAGAAAATCCATTTGCAGTCCGAGGGATGGAGTGGAATCCATATTTACCTCTCATCGTAGGGTTAGACTTCAACGTGGGAATTATGTGCTGGGAGATTGCCCAAAGACAAGGAAACCATATTCATTTTGGAGATGAGATTGCTTTAGAAAATACTGACACAGAGCAATGCGCTACCGTACTCGCACAGAAGGTTCTTCGGTTTTATTCTCAGATTCAAGGATTAAGGCCTAATGTGATCCTCATTGGAGATGCGAGTGGAAATGCAAGAAGAACTTCTGCTGTAGGACAAACAGATTATGCTATCATTAAGAAGGTCCTCAAAGATCACTCCATCCTCTTTGAGGACCTGACTCCAAAAGAAAATCCAGGAGTCAAAGACCGAATCAATACGATGAACTCGCTCATGCGAGCAGCTGATGGATCAGTCAATCTTACCTATCATCCAATCAAATGTAAGTACTTGAAAAGAGACTGTGAACGTGTCAAATGGAAACAAGGTGCGGACGGAGCATTTTTGGACAAATCAGACCCTCTTGCGACTCATGCGAGCGATGCTGCTGGATATCCTGCATGCTATTATTCAGACACGTTCCGTGAGCGACCGGGGAAGATGAGGATATTGTTGAGATGAGTGAAGAACTTTTAACATTTGAAGAATTAAAAACAATAATCCCTGGTCTTAATCGTACTTCTTTATGGAGATGGATGAAGTCTGGAAGATTTCCATTGTCGCGTCAGCTGGGACCTAGGAGGGTAGTATGGTTAAAAAGTGAGATCATGAAATGGATGAAAGATCTTTCTGTTGTTAGAAGTCCTATGCAACATGATCTTAAAGAATTTGAAAAATCTTTAAAAGTAACTCCTTTAAGGAATTCAAAAAATATATGAGCACTGTATCTCTAGTGCTACTGACTTGGAACCGAGCCAGCGTTTTAGAAAAGACAATAAAGCACAGTCTGAATAATGCTGGTCATCAGTGGGATGAACTCATCTGGGTCGATAATGGGAGTGAGCCTGGTCAACTCAATGAGATGGAATGGATAATGGATCAGTATGGTCCTACAGTAAGATGCCAGTTTAAACAAAACACTGGGATGCAACGAGGTTACAACACGGGCATGTCCCTCTGCAGATCCAAGTGGATGATCTTACTCGGTTGCGATTGCCTTTATCCCGATAATTGGCTCAAGACGTTCATGACTTATGTCGAGACTATTCCTAATACAGGAATGGCATCAATGTATTCGGTTCCTATTGAAGGAGTTCAAGAGCGCTACCGTAAGTCTAGAGAGATCGAAATCGTCAATGGATTGCCGATCTTAAGAGCAATGCCTATGGAAACTCCATGCTTTAGACGAGATCTATTTGCAAAGGTCGGATATTGGCGTGAAGACTTTGGTATGTATGGTTGGGGAGATGTCGAATGGACTCTAAGATGCGAGAGAGTTTTGACTGAGTTAGGGCTTCAGTACTACGTCATTCCGAATCAGATCTATCAGCACTTAGGGTCTGAAGGTGCAACTGAATTTAAACCTGACAATGGCGACACGCGTGAGTACTGGGAATGGAAAAAACAGGAATCCAATCGGCCTGAGAATCACGATATCATGGAGAAATGTAGACAAGAGAATTATCCTTTCTATTCACCTTTTTGAGGGAATATATGAGCAAGTACTTCACTTGTTATCTATGTAAAAAGACGTACAAAAAAGATTGTTCGGATGAGGAGGCGATGGAAGATTTTAGGAATAACTTCCCAGATTGTCCAGAAGAACTATCTAAACCAGTGTGTGGTTGGTGTTTTGAGGATAATGAACGTTCTCGTGAACAAAGAAAGAATCCCCACTAATGAACCGATTTGATCTTTCAAAGAAGTACGGACCTAAAGGATTTGGACTTGAGATTGCTGGCCTCCATAACCCATGGCCAGTTTTAGATCCATTCACAAAAGTCTTGCAAGTCGACTTATTTGACCATGCTACTTTGAGAAAACAATATCCCGAGATGTGTCATAAGCCGTTCGTAGATGTCCATGTCTTAGATGACGGGAACTATCTGAAAACGATTGCCGATGAATCGATGGATTTCCTTTTCTCTTCTCATGTGCTTGAGCATCTTCAAAATCCGATTGAAGGAATCAAGAATTGGCTCAGGGTTTTAAAAAAAGGAAGATATGCCTATCTTGCTGTTCCTCTTCGAGATCAAACATTTGATCGAAACAGAGTGAACACTTCTCTCGATCATGTCATCGAAGAGTACAAAAATCCTTATCAACTCCATTTAGGCGAACATTACCGCGAGTATTTTAGGGATGTAGATAGGTTACGTGGAGTTGAACTCGACGACCGTGTCTATCAGTCACTGATGGATAAACCCCACATCCATTTTCATTGTTGGGATTTTATTGCGCTTGAAGAATTTTTCTTTGAAAGTCAAATTATTCTTAATGGATTTAATATCTTAGAATTCATTCCGGCTGGCCACGAAGCCTTGATTGTTCTCCAGAAATTTGCATAAAACCTGACTTTTCCTTACTCTGGGATGCGTGACCACGATCATCTCGAAAGATATCCAGTCGCTGATCCAAGCGGATAAAATCAATGATAGTTATACCGTCAAAAGAAAGCTTCTTTGGGGTCCGGACGGCACTGGGAATGATATCCAAGAATCCACTCCACTTCCTGTGGGTTTGATGGGTCCGTTTGTTCCCCCGGTGCATGCTGATTCATTGACGGCCAGCTATCCCGATACGGTGACAGAAGTATACCAATATTATCAGGCTACAACCTTATTATCGACAATTACTGTCGTTTATTCAGATTCAACCAAGTCTCAACTTGTGAGTGTAACTAAAACGTGAGCTTCAAATATAACCCTTTTACCGGAACTTTGGATTTGGTGGGCTCTTCAGGTGGAGGGGGAACTACTACCTATTCCTATCAAGTCACTGTGGATTTTGGGTTCCCTTCTGGGAATGAGGGAGATCTGGCGAGCACTACGGTAAGCGCATCTTGGGTACAGAGTAATTCTGTAATTGTGTGTAATGCATTCTCTGGAGCAACTCCTGATCATGATCCAAGTGATGTTGTCGTTGAAGATATTCAAGCTTATGCAACCAATATCATTCCTGGTGTGAGCTTTGATGTAATTGCGCTCGCTCCGCAAAATAGTTGGGGAAGATATTTAATCAATATATTAGGGATGTAATATGTCAATTATAATTAAAAGCGGAAATACAGGGGATTTAGCAACGGTTAAAAGTGGGAATACGGCTCCTCAAGCGAGTGACCCAGCCTTCGTGGTGGCAATATCTCCGAATAGCCCAACTCAGCCTGTATCAGGTACGGTGACTGCTAATCAAGGAACTCCAAATTCAGCGGCGAATAGTTGGCCAGTTGAGATGACTGATGGAACGAATGTTTTAGGAACTCCTTCGCATCCTGTAAGGACAGATCCTACAGGAACTACAACTCAGCCCATCTCAGCTGCGGCGCTTCCCCTTCCAAGCGGCGCGTCCACCTCCTCGCTTCAGACTACTGGAAATACCTCGCTCTCGAGTATCGATACTAAAACCCCTGCTCTCGTTTCTGGGCGAGTCCCCGTAGATGGGTCAGGGGTAACTCAACCCGTGAGTGCGGCCTCTCTTCCATTACCTACGGGCGCATCTACTTCTTCTAATCAAACGAACGGGAATCAACAAACTCAGATTGTTCAGGGAGGTAATAGTGCTGCTGTTAAAGCTGCTAGCACGGCTGCACAAGCCTCAGATCCTTCTTTCGTGATCGCATTATCTCCCAACAGTCCAGTACCTACTGGAACCAATACCATTGGAGCAGTGAGTATTGCCGATGCGGTTTCAGGGACTAAGGCTTCTGTTACCCCAACGGGTCTGAATGTATCGGTTCCAGCGACAATGGTCTTTAGTGATCCTCTGAATGGAACCGTCATAGACACCACGAATCGTTGGAATGCTCCTGTACTTGCAGGTTCAGGTACGGTGACTCAAAACGGAACCTCCGGACTCATTTTCACGGTAAGTACCACTGCGAATAATGCGGCTCAAATCAGTTCTCAACCCACGTTTGATACTTCCGCATTAACTGGGCAATATACTTTTGCTATCGGGGTTCAATTAGAAGCAACTCCCATTGCAACAGGGAATCATCGATTTTGGGGGTTCGCTACCCAAGGAACTTCTTATAGTACGACCAATCCCATTAAGGATGGTGTCGGATTTGAAGTAACCACGGGAGGCGTTTTAAGAGCAGTCATTTACGGTTCTGATGTTCTTACTTTCTCGCAAAATTTGACAATTCCAACCGATGGATTACAGCACGCGTATATTGTCCTGATACTCGGGCAAGCTATTATTTGGTATGTAGATAATTTCTCTATTCCCGTTGCTGTGAGCGGTCTTTTAACTCCAAATAATACGCTTTTGCCAGTTCGAATCCATTCTTTAAACGGCGGCTCTACCACTTCAACAACTCCTACTTTAAATACATTCGCTATTGCTTTATTAGACCAAACTCGAAATGCAACCCAACTCGCAGATGGAGTTTCTCCTTGGAAGAGGATGAGCATCAGTGCTAAAGGAGTTCAAGGGACTAATGCGGCCAGTGTTCAAGATTATAAAGATTCAGGCCGAGTTTATAAAACATTTTACATCGATGCGATTGCGGGTGTTACCTCGGAAGCCTTAGTGACCATGAACATCAATAGTGCGGGAACTGTAACTACTGGAACCTCCTATACGGTCACATCTGGAAAGACTCTCAGGCTCACCTCTTTTACTGCGACTAGTAAATCCTCAACTACTACTGCAGTCAATGGAAGAGTAAGAGTAAGATCAGCAGCGTCCGTTTCAGCTTCTTCTGGGATTGTGATTAATGCGGATATTCCTTCGACTCCTGGAACTGCTGCTGCTGGAACCGGACAAAGTGTGACTATAGACATCCCCGATGGGATCGAAATAGCTGGGGGTCAACAAATAGGCATATCCCAAGTTTTGAGTAGTACATCGAGTACTGTATCCTGTATGTTAATTGGATTTGAATACTAAAAGGGGGAAATATGACAGATGCATTTGATATTTATAATCAGACTGGTTTAGGGATTGTGATCGGGAGCTACACGGTTCCAGCCAATAGCTTTGTTTCGATTTTGTCCGCAGATGCAGTGACAATCACACAAAATCTTTTTTTCTATGTCAATCTTATGCAATCCAATATAGGAATAGCTTCTTATGGCACTGATCTAGGTTCGGGTCCTAATTCATTGGCTGACATTGTGTCTCGACAAGTTGCCAGTGGATTTTTGAAATATTAATTATTTATGCATCAAACGCTTCACGATTCCACAAAATACAAGAAGTTTACTCAAGATCGGAATCAAGCGCTTGAAAAGATCCTGATTCACACTCAGACTGATCTTTCGAGAATGCTTTTTGAGGCACTCGATAAAATAACTGGTTTTGTGTCTCATATGGCAATCCAAGATCAGATGAGTGTGAATCACTTGGCTTATCTTTCTAGACAGATCAATCAATATTTGGATTACCAATTTCACTCGTTGATTCCTGAATTAGAGCGGAGATTGATCAGAATGAGGAAAGCTTCCTATATCCTCACCTACATATCCGAACTAGAAGCGGTCGCTAGGGCGACCCAAAAAACGAAGAGCATGACCTCGATGGATTTTAAACAAAAGATCCGTCAACAAATGTCTACTCCTACTTTAAGCGGCCAAAGCCTCGATAAACGAATTTGGTTAGCCTTAGAAAATCTCAAGCATCGCATTGTAAAATCATTTAAGTCGGCTATCGTCAGAGAACTCTCACCCAAGGAGATCGTGGACGCGGTGAAGAGTTCATACCCGAAGATTCTTGCATATAAGGCACCGCCTCGTGCTTTGAAGAAAGTCATAGAGTCCGACCGGAAAAAGGATGATTCTGAAGAAGATCAGGAATTCGATTTCTATGCTGGTTTAACGAACGATAGCGACTGGGACTTAGCCGTCCAGGCTTACAAGGATACCGAGCTTCCACCGTCCAGGTTCGATCAGGAGGCGGCAACCTATGATCAGGAGGCCGGATATTTTCGGTATGACTGGGAGCTCGAACAGGAGATGACTGATGATTTTGTTCAACAAGTCAGGGATGGCCAAATTGATGCAGCACAAGATTTAGGAGTCAAGGATTTTGTCTGGGTTGCCGTTATCGATAAGAAGACGTGTGATGAATGTTGTTTGCCTAGAAATGGTCAAACCACAAGTGAAATTGAGCAGATGCTTTCTACCGGGGAATTGGATAAGGATGAATGCGATGCGACAAGTCCTCCTGCTCACCCTTATTGCCGTTGCGATATCGC